CACTTCAATGGTCGTGATCATTCATTCAGCAGCAGTGAACTTCGTCAGCGTGTGGTACAAGCTGAAGACTTGAAAAAGAAACTGGAATCATGGGAACCAGTGGGTGCTGATGACACAGGTGGTCCTAGCCCGCGATGATATTGTATGCCAATGGTTGCAGCCACACAGCAGCCGCAGAAGCAGTTGTGCCAGCGGCATTTGCTGGGGATGATGGTCGAGCAGGAATAGATCGACGCCCACATCCTACAAACCTAGCAGCCAGTTGGTGTACTCATCTTGCACATGATCTTGGTCGGACGTTGGTTTGTGATGCAGAGTCGGCCAGCAGTAATGATCGCATTGAGAGAACCACACGTGAATGGATTGCCAACAACCCTGATAAATTGAACAATACCTTTATGGTCATACAGTGGACCACATGGGAGCGAGAAGAGTGGTTGCATAATGGTACCTATTACCAAGTCAATGCCAGCGGCGCTGACTGGGTGCCACGGGACTTGCAAACAAAATACAAACAGTATGTGGCTAATCATGACTACTGGGCAAAGACTCAAGAATGGTATAAAAAAATCTGGGACTTGCATTGTGAACTCTTGGATAGAAAAGTAACACATTTGTTTTACAATGGCTGGAGTACATTCAGAGATATTCCAGACAAACGAGATTTTGGTAAAAGTTATCTTGGTCCGTACAGTCGAGACCTAAGTTACAATTCTGTACTTGTAAACAACGGATTTGAGTGGGTCTCTCCAAATTCTTACCATTTTGATGCCAAAGGTCATTGCTTTTGGGCCAAGTATGTGTTACAATACATCAACGAACACAACTTGGTAACCACACATGCGCTATCTATTGATTGACACCTCTAACATGTTTTTTCGTGCGCGGCACCAGGCGCATCGTGCCGCAGACACATGGACCAAATTGGGCTTTGCCCTGCACTTGACCTTGATGAGCGCAAACAAAGTGGCACGTGATTTGGGTGCTGATCATGTGGTGTTCGCGTTAGAGGGTCGTAGCTGGCGCAAAGATCATTATAAACCCTACAAAGCAAACCGTGCAGTAGCACGTGGGCAAATGAGCGAGACCGAAGCAGAAGAGGACAAACTGTTCTGGGAAACCTATGATGAGCTGACTAAATACTTGTCTACACGAACCAACTGTAGTGTTATACGTTGTGCCACAGCAGAAGCAGATGACATTATTGCACGTTGGATTGCTTTACACCCCCAAGACGAACACGTTATTGTTAGTTCAGATAGTGACTTTGTGCAGTTGATTGCACCCAATGTAAAATTGTACAATGGCATCAACGATCACTTGTTCAGTCCTGCTGGTGTCACAGACGCAAAAGGCAAAAACTTGGCATTCACTATCGAAAGCAACAGCAAGATCAAGGTTGGCAAAGCCGATGCCAATTTTGTACCACCTGTGGATTATCAGCGGTGGGTGTTGTTCTTGAAGTGTATGCGAGGCGATCCCGGCGACAATGTGTTCTCGGCCTATCCAGGTGTGCGTGTGAAAGGCACAAAGAATCAAGTAGGACTCACAGAAGCATTTGAAGATCGTGATCGTCGAGGCTATGCGTGGAACAATCTCATGTTGCAACGTTGGATGGACCATGAGCAAGTGGAACGCAAGGTGCTGGAAGATTATGAACGCAACCGTATACTGATCGATCTTACTGCACAGCCCGATGATGTCAAAGCAACAGTAGATGAAGCCATACGTGAACAGATTAGTCATAGAGATGTGGGCATGGTAGGTGCGCAATTTTTAAGATTCTGTGGCAAATATGAACTCACCAAACTCAGTGACTATGCAGATGCCATCAGTCGCTGGTTAAACGAAACATACAAAGGAGTATTGGATGATCGAAGCAAAACCCATAGTGGATAAAAAGTATTGGATCTTGAAACAAGATGATCGCAAGATTGGCGTGGTAGAAGCCGAGAGTGATGGCTACACCGTGCGTATCAATGACCAAGTTGGTAAGTTTAAAACCATTCCCATGGTGCGTAAAAAGGCCAACATTGAATTCTTTCCACCTGAAAAGACCACCCGGCCTGCGCCAGACCAAGTGCATGGGTTTGAAACAGGATGCAGAGCATTCAACCCTATGTGGGACGTCAAGCACCGGTTGCCATTGTTCACAAAAGAAAACAAATCAAAATCATGGTATGCCGCAGGTTGGTATGCTGTGAAGCAACATCGTAGTTGGAAACTGATTCGCAACCCAAAGTTAATTGTGTTGGAACGTTATCAATATCAAGGTCCATTTCATACCCAGGAGGCAGCACGTGACAAATCCCTTTCGTGATCAGGAAAAGTTCATGCGAGCATGCGATCAATCAACAGACGCAATGAATGAATCTCAGTACGCAATGTATGTTAAACTAATTGATGAAGAACATCAGGAATTATTAGAAGCCACATTGACAGAAGATCGAGTAGAACAACTGGATGCACTTGTTGATATCTTGGTTGTGACTATTGGTGCGATACATAGCATGGGTGCAGATGCGGAAGGTGCTTGGAAAGAAGTTATGAGAACTAACTTTGCCAAAGTTGATAGCGAGACAGGTAAAGTTCGCAAACGCGAAGATGGCAAGGTGCTGAAGCCGCAGGGCTGGGTGGCACCCAATCTTGCTCCGTTTGTGGAAAGAAAATGAAAACACGCGAAGAAATTGTCACCTCAATGTGCTACACCTGGCGACATGATTATGGGCTTGACAAACAAGAGCATGATGGCCCAGGTGGCTTGATCAGTGCCGGTCTAACTGATGCTGAACGCAAACGGTTGTGGCGCCAGATGGCACAGATCTTTGACAATGATATTGCGCCACACATGGAGTTTCGGTTATGAGCCTGCACATACATAGATTTGTGGATAGTGTCAAAGCACACGAAGCTCGGGGGCAAAAGGACTTCTCCATGCCCATGCGTGATGCCAAAGACTTACACGCAGACATAACCAAATTGCTGCTGACATTGGAACAAATGCGTGAACAACAGGCACGTGGTGCAGAAGTTGTAGAAGTGCAGATCACTGGGGGTAGTTTTAAATCTGCATAGTTATTGGCATAAATAAACATGGAGTTTAATATGTCAAGACCAAAGCCAACAGTGCTAATCGAGCACACCAACAAACAAACCTACAAGACAGAACAAGTACTGGCCTCAGAAGGTGTGTGGGCTGTATTCTTTGACTCAAAACCCATCAACCTAAAGACCAGCAACTTGCTCACCCAGTTTCCCGGGCCCAAGTACAAAAAGGTATCATTCTCCAATCCGGGACACGCCATCAACTTGGCTAGAAAACTCAATACACAGTTTCGAACAGACAAGTTCTCAGTTGTGCTGTTGATACAAGGGGATAAGATCTATCCCAATGCTCAATAAACTCTCACTTACACAGGAACTGATAACACGTTATCCTGATGCGCCACCTCTTGACGAAGCCATGCGCTCATGGTGGCAAAACATTCAAGATGATGGTGGCCTGCGACTCACATACGAAGGCTTTTATGTGTTTGAGAACTTGTTGGAACTCAGCAGTTATACCTTTGAACTGCCTGAAAAATTGTTGACTCCTAAAAACTTGCTGGCCATGGATCGTCGCATGACCTGTCCCTACTACATGGTCAACAATCGCAAGCTCAACAAGATAGTGATGTTTGGTAGCCGAGAAGCCATGATGGCCACACTGCATGGAGACATGCAGAGATTTATCACAAGTTTAGGTTATTAATATCACGCTGAAATCGCATTTCCATCATGGTGGAATAATCATCCAACAAAAATTCACGTTGCGCACGTAATCGTTCACAATATGGTGACAAATCTATGCGTCCTTGTATCAAGTCCTGATTCAACAGCACAGCCTGCTCTGCTCGTTGATCATTGGGCATGGTGTCGTAACTGACATCCACCAAGTCTGTGAACATATCAAATCCCAATTCTTCACAGTGCTTGACAATGCCCTGATGCCCTATTACTATGGGTATCTGTTCAGCCGCCATGGCTAGCAAGGTCTTTTCTGACACAATTCCTGGTGCAGTGGCATACTCTGTTTCTGTCACAATGTTCACAGCACAAGTGCCATACACATACGCCAAGTTTATGAAGTTATCAACATTGTTGTAGGTGTAGTTGGTGTAATCATAGTCGGGCAACGGTATACGATCATGATAACTCAACACACCACCTGACCAGCCTTGTAACGTTTGCATGACTCTGTTTCTGTGATCACACATGCGACCGTTCAAACACTGCCAGGCTTGTGTTTGAGGTTGACCAACAATGTGCTGCCATTCTGGCCAACGTTGATATAACTGATTCACAAGATCATAGTTGTGATTGCTGAACTCAACCAGTCGAACAGGTCCTGTGTAGATTCGATCTAGTCCGTGATTCCAATATGTCACAACCACACGGTCAGCACGTGATCCATAACGCTGTTCTATTTGTTCAAGTTCTAGCACACGACCATCTTTTATGTTTACCAAGTCCTGAAAATGCAACAACAAGATGTCTGTGTCAAAGTCAGGCAGGCGCAGGCTCCAACCTGCGTGGAGTGAGCGGGCACTTTTAAAGCAGTGGTAAACAGGCGTAAATGACACGCCTTTATTGGTCAACTGTTGGGCAAATAAAGCACTGTAATCCATGGCGTATTTACAACAGTCAAAAGGTAGTACTTTTGTAGTACTACATTGTGGTTGACCAAAATTGCCCGAAATGCTATAATACACACATGATAAGAAAGAAACGCACTGATCGAACCCACATTGTGTACATGATCCAAATTGGATTGGAGTACTACATTGGTATTACCGCTAAAACTCAACGCACAATCAACATGTCGCTTCGTAGCCGTGTGAACAAGCACATCTACCGCGCCCGCACAGAAGACAAGAGCTGGAACCTGTACGAAGCAATTCGTGCCGCAGGCGAATCCGCTGTAAACTACGCAATCGTGGACACGGTGCGTGGCAAAGATACTGCACACAAACTAGAGCGCGAGTTAATACGAATGTATGCACCTGCGCTGAACACTGATGTGCGGGTGAAGCAAAACGGTTGACCAATAATTCCCAAAGTGTTATAATAGTCACATACAAAGCAAAAAGGAGCCAAGATGGAACAGTTCAAAAGTTGGGAAGAGATGACTGCACTTGAGCAAGCCCAATGCACTTATTGGGACATGTACAAGGACGCATATGGTGTTCGCCCTCGCTGGATTGACACCACTGCTTGGACCCTTGAGGTGTTTGAAGCAGAGTTTGCCAGCCTGGCTACTGCTATTGAGCAGGCTGAGCGTGAACGCCATGCCGCTGAGGCTGATGCCATTGCCAAGTTTGAACAGCATGTAACCAACACCATTTGCATGGGTGCTCGCGATCGCAAAACTGCCCTGAACTGGATCATGGATGCCAGCAATGCCAATGGCGACTGGGAATATTTGTGTTATGATTTGGGATTACCCTACAGTTATTTTAGAAAGGCAGCATGATGAAATTCACAGTTGAATGGCATGACAAAATGCTTCGTTGGGACGTGGTTCGCTGGTCTCGAACAGTTGAAGGTGTGTATGCTGGCACCACTGTGGACCGGTGTGCCACCATTGAGGATGCTGAAGAAATTTGCGCATATCACAACGACATGATGAACCCCGACTTGTGGGCCGATCATGGATGTGAATTTGATCGGGAGATGGCATAATGGCAGGCAAAGCAAAATCAGTTTATCTTTCAATCACTGTGAAAGGCAAACTCAATGCAGTGTTTCGCAAGGTGTTTTTCAATGCCAGTGACTACAATGCCTATGTCAAAACTGACGAGTTCAAGGCCAAATGGCCTGCTGAACAGTTTGACATCATCAAGGAGACATACTAACATGACTAAAATTGTAATCAATGCTTGCCACGGTGGCTTTGGGCTCAGTGCCGCGGCCGAGAGTAAATACAAGGAACTGGCCGGCATAACAGATCCGATCTTTTACAGTCGTAGCATTCCAAGAGACGATGCACACTTGATTGCTGTGGTTGAACTCATGGGTACTGATGCTGACAACAGATTTTCTGAATTGAAGATCGTGGATGTTCCTGATGATGTCAACTGGTACGTTGAGGAATATGATGGTAAAGAATGGGTGGCCGAACGTCACAGAACTTGGGAGTAAATGATGACCACAGCAAAAAGTGCCAATGGAGTTGAAGGATGCCTGATACGCGGTCATGACGGAACCTATTACTTCCGTGTGTACGATGGTGATCACAATTTTCAGGACTATGATTTGATGCACAGTGATCTAAGCATTACAATCACAGACCCCGATGCGTTCTTTTACGATGATGAATTCACTGCACGGCTGGATCATGCTCCTGCCACACTGGGACTAGAATAATGGCTACTAAACCTGTGGACGATGATTTTGATTTTCCTGATCGACCCGCCGATCCTATTCTGCAGGTGGCAGTGCCGGCTCAGGACCTGCACCTGGGTGCTGCCACAGTGCGACCCCTGAGTCGTAGTTGGATGGAACAGTATGGTCCTCAGCCTCCAGGACCTGGCATGCGAGCCTTGGATTATTTGATTTTGGCCATGTTTGCTGGCTCCATGGTGTTGTTTATCCGAGCATGTTCTTGGGCAGTGTTTTCATAGCCCATAAGTACATGCATGGATCAGCCACGCAAAGTAATTCCCATACAGACCACACAATACCCAACCGTGTCTCCGGTTGTGCTCGGCGATGACTCGCATGCAAAACTTTCTGAAATGTTTGTGGCCGCACAAAAAAGTCCAACCGAAAGTCGCAAACAAAAAAATCTCACCGAAGTTGCAATACATCACGAAACAATTAGATCAAATCGTGTGGCCTTGATTGTCATGCCTGAATGGAGCACTATTTCGCCACCCTATGGCATTGCTAGAATGGCAGCACTAAGCAAGCACTCAGGGTTTGCTACCAAAACATGGGACATCAACGCAAAATGTAAAAAGCAGGCGTCCGCAGAGTTGTTGCCGTACTGGAGCAGTTATGAAGATTGGAAATGGCAAGATCCTCATTACAGTAAAGTATTGCATCCCATGCTTGAGCCAATGTTAACACCGTTCATAGATGAAATCTTGGCCTGGCAACCCACCGTGTTGGGATTCAGTTGTTGGTACACCAATGATGCATGTACCATGTGGATGATTGAACAATTTAAACATCGATCATCTGATTTAAAAATCATCATTGGCGGTCCTAATATCACCCAAATGAACAACGGTGATATTGTGGGATCAGATGGAGGCAGGCCCGACAACCCTGCCATTGATCATTATGTGTCAGGCGAAGGAGAGATGTTGTGGTTGCAAGTGTTGGAAAACATAGAACATCCCACTGAAGAATTGCCAAAATTTTTGATTCAAAGCAAAGATGCACGTATAGATCTAGACAGCATGCCCCCAGCCGACTACAGTGACTTTGATATTTCATTGTACGAGTCCCACGGTATAACCAGTGAATTCAGTCGAGGTTGCATTGCCAACTGTGTGTATTGCAATGAAACAGTGTTCTGGAAATATCGTGCCAGACAAGGATCTCGTGTGTTGGAAGAAATTGAAATTGCCTATCGCAATCAACGCATAAAAAGTGTGACGTTTATAGACAGTTTGTTGAATGGAAATCTTCGTGAGCTGAGAGCATTTGCTGAAGGGCTGATGGAAAGAAAAATACGTATCAGTTGGAGTGGATACAGTCGAATTGATGGCAAAATGGATCGAGACTTTTGGGCGTTGTTGAAACGATCAGGTGCCACAGGGTTTGCGTTTGGTGTGGAATCTGGATCACAGCGAGTGCTGGATTTGATGAAAAAGAATTGCCGAGTAGAATGGATAGAACAAAATTTCAACGACATGGCCGAGATTGATTTTTGCAATCAATTTGCCACTTGGTTCACTGGCTTTCCAGGAGAAGAATTAACTGATGTTGCACAAACACAAACCTTGATGTGGCGATTGCGAAACTCAGGTATGGGCGCACAGAGTGCCGGCACCTGCGGCCTGGGCCACAATACCCCCTTGGATCTAGAACGAGAACGATTTGGGGTGAGACGAATTGGATGGACTCACGGGTGGGCTACTCAAGATCTACGCAACACTGTGTTTCACAGATTTGTCAGATTCAAACTTACCAATATATTGCTGGAACAATTTAGATTGCACGGTACCAAAAGATCATACCGGCCTCACTGTCAAGAACCTGATCTAAAAAATCAATATCAAATTGAATCCGATCCTGCAAATTGGGCAGACTCGATTCCTTGGGAAAAAGATTTTGATTACGAGATTATCAAAGTGGATATCAATCCCTTGGCCAACAGTTTGATCAATGAGATTTGGCCCTTGTTGCGAGTGTTTTGGCTGGCCCTGGGTGCTTACCGGTTCCGTGTGGAGTTTGATCCAGACCGAGATCTCAGAGAATTTGGCACCAGACGCTATCCAAAACACCCCGATCCCAAGTCAGTGACAAAATTTGAATTTCGTGCTGTTTACAATTTTGAAATCAATGATTGCGGAGTGTGGCATGCAGATTTTGATATCAGTTTGCAAGCCGAGCCATATGATGACAACCCGGTTGCTGAACACCATGGAGAAGGCAAATCATTGAATTTTGATTTCAAATGGGTTCACACAGATGTCTGGACTAGACCTTTAGAGCAACCTGCTCTAGCTGAAGTTGCAGGCTAAGGCGTTGTATATAGTACATGAAACGTGAACTCATCAATCAAGTGCGCGAACTGTTGGAACGCAATCTCAGCACCGCAGAAATAGCACACAGAATGGGCATTGACATAGATTTGGTCAAAATGGCCGCAGACCTAATCAATCAACTGCTGACTTGACACAAAATTTTACGTCACTCATAAATGGCCAGGATTTGTTATTTGTTTAAAAATACCTTATCAAGTCTTTCTGGATTTAGAATTCGACGAGACATGTCATATAAGACATTGTTTGACGATCCAGGATCAACAACAATTTTATTTTTATTTTTGATTTTTTTAAGTTGGCAAACAGGATGTGCTTCGTAGATCAAATTGCATTCAACTTCGTAAGTCTCAGATACAAAATATGGCGTTATGATGGATTTGAACCCGATGTCTATAGCATCACCTATTGAATCATCCATGTGCCCGATCATTAATAGAATTTGTTGTTTTAAGTTTTTGTAATGATACCAAACATACAGATGTTTCAAAATTTTATCTGTAAACACTGTGTTGTTTATTGAGCCAAAAGGTTTTTTATAAAAAATCCAATCTGATATACTAGATCTAATTTCATTGATATCAATTCCTATCCATTGTTTGTCGTTGAATAATTTTTCAATAAACGGTGAATAGAAAGAATGCGTGTCAAATCCATTTTTGTTGGCCAAGATTCTTGCAAATTTTGTAATGTAACATCCGTCGATCAGTTGCAAAAATTCATTGACAATCAAAATATCAACAAAGTCATGCACTGAAAAACTCTTACACTCATACATGAATGAAACTTCGGATCTTGTTGGCTGTCGATTACTATAACTGTTCAATGTAACAGGTTCATATTGAGTGGTAAAAAGTTTGATTTGCCATTCTTGCATGAACTCTGGTGAGGCCATTTCTGACTGTGGCGGCACCATGGTTAAAAAACAATGCAGTTGCGAATTGTTATCCAGTATATCACACATGGTTTTGAGATCTTTTGCAAGAGTAGTACCCGGTAGACCCAACATAAAATTTGTGCTGTACAAACTTTGTTTGTTCTTTAAATCATATTTTTGACTCAGCACATGCAATGGAGATTGCACTCTTTTGACTGATTCAAGCACTACTGGATCTGTTGATTGAATATCTAAACTCCATGGATAATCTGATTTGACCGGTTGCAGTATTTCTTGAATTTTCTTCACATTGTCATGATTGTTTTTTGCAAATGTAAAAAACAATTCTACTTTTCCAACTAGATTGTATTTTTCAATAGCATCTCGGATATACTGTGCTGTTTCAATGTCTTGGGGGAAAATGCCAAAGTTTGCGTCCGTAGGATGTAATCTAAATTGTCGTGAATGTTGTAAAAAAATGTTTCCAAAATTTTTAAAAATAACATCTAGTTCTTGTTTGATCATTGTACTGGGCTTGCGTCTGACTTTGGTTTTGATTCCTCCGCCCCAGTCACAATACACACATTCATAGGGACAACCTCTGGTTGATTCCCAAACAAAGTAAAGCAGACTCTGGGACTCGTTCACACAATTTGTAACTATGTCTGAGAATATATCGTTTGCATTTTCCAAAATCCAACTGTAATCAATTTCAAAAAAATTGTGGTTTTTTGGTCCAATACCTTTTTCCCAAGTTATTCTGGGAGCATCCATCTGTGGTTTTATAAAAACATCATTGTGTCTGGTCCACAACCCAGGCACATCATCAACTGGTTGTTTTGCAATCAGTTTATCCACGATCAAGGCAATAGGCACTTCGCCTTCTCCTTGTACAAATCCTTTGATGTTGGTCAAGTGTTTGTATTCTGACAAGTGATTGAACGATATGGTAATGCCGCCAATGAAGATTGGTATTTCGGGAAAGTGTGTTTGACACATTTCAATCAACTCTAGAATAATTGTTTTATTCCATGGATAAATTCCCAAAAATATAACATCAGGTTTTTTAGATTCTAACAGTTCTTTTGATATATCAAGTGAGTCAACAAAAGTGTCATAGGTAAACCAATTTACAGAATCAGGGTATTGCCCATGATATTTGTAATGTGTTTTGAACAGGTACAAGTGAGGACTGTAAAATGAAGTAGCCCAACTTGTTTGTGGACTCCACATCAGAATGTTAAACATTGTCAGTCATTGAGTTGTGCATCAAAATATTTATACTGGGGTCAGTAGGTTTGTCAAAATACCACTGTTGATTTGACTTTGATCAGAGTTGACAATAAATAAAATTCCTGTTACAATACACATGTAGGGCCTATAGCTTAATGGTAAAGCAGGGGACTCATAATCCCTTGAGTCGTGGTTCGATCCCACGTGGGCCCACCAAACAATTAGGAAAACATCATGCCAATGTATGAAACCACTGTGAGAACACCGCAAGGTGAAACCAAGGACCGCGTGTATGCCAAAACTGTGCAAGAAGCCAAAGTACTGTTTGAGCAACGTCATGGTCCTCGCAATGTGCCTTACATTCCTAAAATAATTCCAAGTTGAGCATTCTGGCGTTAGTATAATGGATAATACAGCGGATTTCTACTCCGCGAATATGGGTTCGATTCCTGTACGCCGGACCAGTAAATACGACAGTACGAGTATGGGGGAATTGGTAGACCCAGTTGACTTAAAATCAACCGCTTGATGCGTACCGGTTCGACTCCGGTTACTCGTACCAACAAGCACCAAAGGAAAAATATGCACCCAACACACTCAAAATTAAAATCTCCAAATTGGTTTTGCATGAATCAAAACAATGTTGAGCCAGTGGGAACAAATGGACTATGGGTGCTTAAAAATTTTTTAGTTCAATCAATTTATGACAGTATAAAACACGAAATTAGACACGTACCAGCACACTGGCACAACAATTACGGAAATCGACACCTAAGCGAAGATGGCAATTATCCTGTGCTTAAAGAGTTAGGTGCTCGTTTAATTCCGCATATAAATTATTTGATGCAAGAAGACTTAGCGTTGGTAACAGTTAGAACCTATGTTGATTTTAGTGGTAGTTATTTTTTCCCCCATTTTGATGGCAAAGGCTTTGCTGCCAATGTTCAAATTTACATGACTGATTTGGATTATCCTGAATTAGGAACTCAATTTTGTACAAACCCTGCGGTGAATTCCACAGCTGAAACATTGGACAATGATGCTATTAGAGCACATGCCTACGACGAAAAAGATTTTTTTACAGTGCCCTTTAGAACTAATTGGGGCTATATAAACAATAATTGTCAAAGAAAAATTCACAAAACATTGCCAATACCGCCGGGCGCAATTAGAGAGAGTGTGCATTTTAATTACAAAATAAAATCAACTCCGGAAGACAAAGGTTTAGAATTACCATGGTTCAATGATGAAAAATGGTATGATCAATTTGTAACAACAGTAAATCAACAATATGACCAAACCCAAAATTGAACCACACCACGACAGCGAAGGCACCGACGATGACTTCTTTGATGACATCAGAGGCCAGTGGGCCAAAATGGAGGCCGAGCGCCGACAGACTGATGAGTTCAAAATCAACAACATGGAATACGACATGAGCCAGGCAGACTGGTTTGTGAGCCGGGTGCGCGGCAGTGATGACTATGCGCAGAACTTGTATGCTGCCTTGTGCAACAACCAGTTTCAAAAGCAAGATGTGTGGTTGGTGTTGAAAGATCAGTACTGGTCATGCAGTTGGCGTTACGCTGGTGGCCTTGTGGTTGACCTGCAAGACAAGGGTGGCGACTACATGGACTGGTACTGCTCAGGCATTGGAGCAAAAGAAGGTGACTACAGCAATTATGTTGGAGAAGGCAACGTGACCGATGAAATTGCCGCAGATTTGGCATTGCTGGGCTGGCACGTGTCTGAGTACCCCGACAGCGAATAAAGGGTAAATAAAAGTTATTGCTGTATGAAGCCGAGAGAAAAGTGTTCTGGACGGGGGTGCGAATCCCCCCAGGTCCACCATAAGGAAATTAATATGATTGGTTATGTTTTATTTTTAGTATTCTGGTTAGTGTTTGGTGTATTTTATATTACACGGGACAAAACTCGAGATATTGAAAAATTAAAACAGTGCCAATTGTGGTAAGGAGTTTGTAAAATGATCAAGGTAATAGTATTTGTCGCAGTGATGATAGTGTTGTCAGTGTGCTGTGTTAGTTATCTATACGGTCTCAAGGTCAAACCGCATCACAAAAAAGATGTGTAATTTTCTTATGATGGGCCTGCATAGTTTCGACAGGGCAACAAGTAACAGAGTGGACAGCACGGTAGGCGATGACCGTTAATCAAGCAAAAACCATAAATGCAAACGATAG